CTTGTTTTGATAGAGCATCTTGTTCCAATAAACTTAATGATGTATAATATTCAAGGTTTTCAATACGAGATTCTAATTGACCAATGTCTCGCATTGTATAACGACGATGATTAACTTGTTGAATATTCACATCTTGTGTATCAGCTAGATATGGTGAATAACTGAGAACGAACAGTGTCATTCCAGTTGAAGTGTCATTTGGAGGTAATGGGTTTAAAGATGGAATACCTTTAATGACTTCAAACTTCTTCGTTTTATCAAGAACAATCTTATCAATACGTGGCAGATAATATTGGTAATCCAAAAGAATATCTGAACCGTTTTCTGGAATTTTTGGACCTGTCGTTGAAGGTGATACGTCAAAAACAACAGCACTGCCACCAGAAGCCGTAGCATCAGAACGAACAGGACGAAAATCTAAACAATCTCTAAGTCTATAGAGTGAATTGTTTGTTGGTGATGAATATGTCGGAATGTTACCATAATTAATACCAGAATATGAATCTACGGTAAAAAATCCAGAACCAGAAGACGTAAAGCGATTAAAGAAAACAACAACATTACCAGATGGTGCTGTTTGACCTGCATTTAGTTTGATGAAAGAATGGTCGTAATAAGAATCTTTTTGACCTGTATCAAACGAATATCTTGTTGTTACATTTGCAGCAGCTGATGAGTTTGCTTGAGAAATACCATTGCTACCAAAATCAAGTATGTTTGTAATCTCAATAATATCAGACATAAACAATGACTGAATTTGATTAGGCACTTTCTTAACGTAAGTGTTTGCAATGTGACACTGGCCATTAGATGGGAAAATAACAACTGCTGAGTTACCAAATACATCAATACGATCCGAACTTGATGCTGTTTGAATTGTTGTATTTGTGGCTACATAAGTTTTGGATTTTTGTGATACAGTAGAAACATCAATTGTAGCGATAATGTTGGCAGTCATATTACCACCATCAGTTACAGTAATTTTCTTTGTACCTGTACTTACTGTGAATTTATCAGCCGGTATAACTTGACCCACTGAATATGGTGATGTACCTACTGAAGTAACTACAACATAATAATTTTGAGATTTAGCTGAAGTGGATGTAGCGGCAGCAATGTCTTCACCAGTACCAAGTGTTAGAGCAGGTGAATCGTTGGCACTGAATGTTTGTGAAGCATAAAGTCTCTTATATGAAAACGACAAATCAGCAATTGTGCTATTTGCCACATATTCTTCACCAAGGCGGAAGATAAGTGGTTCAAGTGTGGTGTCGGACAAATAAACATCCGAATAAGTTGTAGCAGAATCTTTAGAACGGCTTGATATATCGGCAGCAACAACTTTTGTGGTTGTACTAAAGTTTGCTAGAGATTCAACATCATTAAACTCAAAATCAATTGAGAAAACTGAAGCGTTTGTTGGTGTTGTTGTAAATGCAGGATCAACAGTGATAGTTTGTGTAGAACCGACAAAAGCCGTAATAACTTTAGGTGCTTCACCAGATCCAGAACCACTTGTAATTCTCAGTTTAGCGCCAGTGTAAGCATCATTCACTGTAGAAAACACATTACCAGCAACAGAGTTAGCTAAGGTAAGTGTCGTTGATGTTGGTGCTGAATTTACAGTACCAGTGATTGAAGCCACATTGGCATCAAACAAGTAGGTACGATAAGTGTATGTGGAACCATTTGATATGTTTGATGCTGATTCGTAGGCAATAGACTTCACACGAACGGTACCAATTTTTGTATTTGAAATTGTTGCTGTAGAAGTGGTGTTTATAGATGCAGAATTGACACAATGTAAATCAACCGTAGTTAAACTATTGATTGGTAAAGAACCATAATGATTTGTAGTGTAAACAAAGTTACCATAATCAGCAGTAAGTCTTTTGTTTGCTATACTTGCTGTTGTTCTTGGTTTATCAAATGTGAGTTTTGATGGCCCGTTTGTTTCAAATTCATAACCATAAACATAGGCTTTACCAGGTGAAAGCGTAACATCAATGTTTGCAGTGTTAGAAGAATTTGTACCTAAAGAAAGTCTAAAATCACGAACAGTATAATTGCCAGATTCATCAAATGTTCGGCGAGCTAATGTATCTTCAAGTACCGAATAGATTGGATACTTGTTTTCACGGATAATTTGGCCATTTTCAACAAGAGCCAATTCAATAAACTGTGTATCATCCGTTGAAGCTAAACTTCTTGTTGCCAACACAAGGTTAATTTTATAACGGTCAGCACCAGGTGCCTGATAGTTTGATGCGTTTTGTGCTGGATCTAAAAGAGAAGTGTCGGAATTATTTGTAACAACCGATTCGGTAATTTCAAAACCAATACGAGCATTAGCAGTAGTATTTGTATATTTTGAAACAGCTACAGTTTGTGCATCATTTTGTACAAAGAAACCTTCATAATAAAACACACCTTGTGCTACCGAAAATGTTTGGCCTGTACCCACGCCAGAGGTGGAAATGTTTGCGAAAGAGGGAGAGGCTTCACTGGTCTTAATTGTTTCACTATCACTAAATGCTGAACCATAAATTTGCTTAACCATCAAAGTAACTGGATCACCAGTACCAGCATCAGCAGCGTAGGCCTTAATAACTTCAGCACGTTTTGTTTCGTCTGAAGAAAGTATTGTCATGCCAACAAAATTATTGGCATTAATATCTGTACCATTATAGGTTGTGTTGAGTTTTAAATACGTGGCATCTTGTAAAAAGAATTGGCCACCGGTAACTACTGAACCATTTTGAAAAATATGATTACCAAAACGTTCAACTTGCTTTTGAAGAATAGTTTGAAGTTGCGTTAATTCACGAGCCTGAACCGCATATCCAGGCTTAAAAAGTAAGCGAAGATACTTTTTCGTTTCATCAAAATCATCATAATATGGATTCACATTGAAATTGGTATTAAGAGCCATGAATTCCTCTAAAATTTAACAACAAATCTAATATTCTCAGCCTGTCCATCGGCACGCTCAATAGCCTCAATATTTTCACCATACATAATATCTCCTGTGTATGGTTGAAATTCTGGATATAAAATACTTGAAACGGTTCTGCCACTTGGGTTTGTTACAGACCCTTTCAAAACAGATCCAACTACTATTGTCCCCCTCACGGTCGTTAATTCTATTACATTACCATCAAAAGATTCCACATAACCACTAAACGTTGGTGTTGCAAAAGGCCCTTGATATACAAATTCATCTATATTATAATCAGTGCCAGCAATTAATGTAACACTTGTTGTCTGAGAAATAACTGAATTTGAATTTGAATAACTTACTGGAGTATTTGCACCGTATTTATGTGGATTACGAAGAAGGCCATATTGCCTAAATGATGTGTTAGCTGAAATCAAATTACCTTCAGTAGTATCATTATCACCAATTTTTACATTAATCATCACATTATGGCCACCCAATTCACGAGCAGAATTATAACCATGGCCGTACTTTGGAGATATAATAGCCCGAGCATTAGCAACATTAGCTCCAGTGGCTGTGCCATAGATATTCACATTAGCATAAGAATAATTTGAACCATAATTGGTCAATGATATTTTTTGTATTGTGTTACTGGAAAGATTTGCTGTAGCTACCGCTCCACTACCGTCTCCGACAATTGCAATTCTTGTTGAAATTGTAATGGTGTTTCCTGTTCCACCACCAGAAGAAGATGTAGCGTAGTTGAGATTAATTTTTCTGTTTACCAAATCTACAGCTGTAATAAAGTTGTTTGCTGGAATGCCATTACCAGAAACTCCCATATTGACTATGACTAAATTAGCCATATCAACAGAAGCTTCAACAGTTAAAACAGTACAAGAAGTTGCAAATACCGATACATTGGCGTTAGTATTAAAATAACCAGATCCAGAATTTGCTATAACAACAGTAGTAATTTCACCATCAATTGTAGCATTAGCACTACCGTCATAATCTAATTGTGATATTGATGCTGGAGCTGGCAACCAATTATTTGAAAGAAATTTGTTTGAAGCTTCAATATTGTACAAATATTTCCACAAATATCCATCACCAGTTTGTATAATACCACGATTGCCTAAGTTTTGTCCTAAAGGTTCTACTGTCGAATTGGCACTTAAATTATTTGACAAACATTTATAAATGTTTCTCTCAGAATTTATAACATACATAGTGTAAACATTTTGAGAAACATTTGAGGTGATTAAATTATCCAAAGTTAAAGTATCATCATATTGAATATACTTAACATTAGCCGACCAATCTTTCCTAGGGATAACCAATTCAACATCATTTCCTGTAACTTTTTTTGCTGCAATCATGTTATTCCAGATAGACCTTTCGGTGAAGGTAGTATCTGTAGCAATGTCAGGATTGGCTTCGTTAGCCCAAGGTAAGTGCCTAGAGATGAAAACATAACCAACCGAAGCGTCCGTTTCAGAAAAGGCTTCTTTAAACTGTTCAGCGGTATTGAATCTTAGCTTTTTTGAGGTATAAGATGAAGACATAATTTGTTATTTATGCTGCTTCCTGTGTTATTTCAGATTCTATAGATACTTGGGTACTCGTTATTTCATCCAATCTAGTAACTTCGGCATAAGGAATCATACCCGCTGGATGCAAGAGTTCTTTTAAAACTTGTTTATATCGTTTAAATTCAATTTCAGATACAATCACATAAGAATAATCAATATAATAGTTTTTACCTTGAAGTCTCATGTATGATGATGAGATCAAACCATCTTGGTTTGTCCATCTTCCAGGTAAAGTTTCAACCGTCGGAATCAATACAGCTTCAGCCACACCCGTACCATCACCATAGTTCGTTAAATCAATTTCAGGAACAGACTGAAGTCCGGAACCAGCATCAAGAACTGTAATTGTTTCTATGCCGCCAGGTTTGTTATTGCCTAAAGACGCTGTGAATAGTTCACCATCACCCATAATAGCATCTACCGTCACGTTAGCGTTTGAGCCACCAGAAGAAACCACAGTAACAGTTGGTAAGGCACTTTGTGTATAACCTTGGCCACCAACTAAAAAATTACCATATAATCTTACTGGTTTTCCCGAAGAATTTGCAGAAAAAGCAGTGTTGACACTCATTAAAACGTTTGAAGTAATAACATTTACAATTTTTATTTCACCATTGACCATTATTTGGTCTCCAGAAATAAGTTGTGTATCAAATTGTGTAGTTGTACCAATAACATTTGCGTTTGTTGTAAAAACATTGGCTGTACCAATTATTTTCATTGGAACAAATTCTATTTTTTCTATGACACCATTAGCATCAACCTGTCTCACTTCAGCTGCTGCTCCAAGTCCAAAACTTCCATTAGCATTCGTAAAGGTTAATTCATCACCAATACTATATCCGGTTCCACCATTGTTAATTTTAATTTTACCTAGAGAACCATAACTCTTAATATAAACTGTTGTATTTGATAATGTAGATCCAATATTGGCTATGACCAAATTTGCTGATTGAGCATCAAAAACTGGTTGTGCCGAAAAAGAAATTTCTGTAGAATTTATTTGAACACCAATAATTTCACCTATATTTGTAAAAGATGAATTAGCAAAAGTATGACGTATGACACTATTTACGTTTCCAGTATAAGTGCCACTTAGTCCATAACTGGCGGCATTGATGTATGTGTTTGCAGGATCAATATCAGAAATAACATTAGTGAAAATTCTAAAAACATTAGAGGAATTTGAACTAGTTGTCAATACGGAAATCACATCAATATCAACAAAGGGCTTTCCAAATCCATCGGCTGATATTGGAGCATTAACTTTAAAACCAGCACCACCATTCAAAATTGCCATTGAGTCTATACTACCTTTATACACACTTGAAACAATAGCCTGTGGTGTTCTTGTGGATCTAGGCGCCGTTATTAAAACAGGATCTCCAACATTATAATTACTGCCGGATGTTGTAACGATAATTTCTTTGAGCTCAGAAATACTCCGAAGTCTAACATCAACTAAAACATCTCCAATAAAAACGTCAGTCTCAATAATTTCACCAATTTCAAATTCACCTTCAGTGGTTTTATCATCAATGAACAATTCTAATATTTGTTGATTGTTTAAAAATCTCTCAAAAGACTTTTCAACAATTGTGCTAGCACCAGATATTTTTCCAGTTAGTTTACGATTGTTGAATATGGTTCTTTGAACTGAGTCATAAAATATTTCTAACGTAGTATTGGCAGCTAAGTTTGAAGTAAATTCAATTATATCATATTCTTTTAAAACTTTAAATCCAGTTGTTGTCAACGATCCATTTACATACACATCCAAATTATCTGATGGTAATTGAGAAATAATTGTAAATTGTTTTGTATTACCATCACCCGTGTAGAATGAAGAAATATTTGTAGAGATTTTAATTGATTTATCTATTTTCCATTTACCGTCAGAGGCTCGGAGTATATTGTCTCTTGGGTATAGAATTGTCGGATCTTGGCCAAAAAGTAAACGAAAAAGAAATTTAAAAGAATTTTCAGAACCTTTAGACTGATACAAAGGTAGTATATTTTTAATCAACAAGTCTTTATTACCTTGAATATCAACAGGAATTAAAGATGCGTATGTATTGAAAAAATATTCTTCAAAATCATCAATTGATTGGTCAACATCAAAAACCGTTTTTAAGTTTTTAGATTGTGACACCAAATCGTTTTTATTTGTGCCTTGTTTGTTTTCTAAAAATTCATAATATGCCTCTAGAAAAGTAACGAAAAGTGGGTACTCTTCACGGACAAATTCTGGTACTTGTCCTTCAACTAAAAGAGATGTTTTTTTGTCCATTTAAACGGCGGTTATTTCTGTGGATACTGATGTTGAATCAGCCTGGTCAATCGTTATAATTGTGTTTCGAACGGAAGAAATAATACCATCTTCAGACTCTATACTAACTCTTATATCACCGTCAGATGTGCTAACCGATAGAACTCTAAGGTCTGTGATCGTAACTTCTCCTGTATTATAATCTATTGTTCCAGCATTTGAGTCAATAACTTGTCTTTCAGCAGTTTCGTTAAAATATACTGTTCTAAGTGTACCGAAACGCCCATCAAGCACAGCAATTGCAACAGCACCATAACCATCACCGCCAGTAAACGTAATTACAGCTTTAGTATAGTTAATTCCACGATTTGTAATTGTAACATCGGTAACTTTACCATTAACAATCGTTGCTACACCTGTAGCTCCATATCCATCTCCAGTAATTGTTACAGTTGGCGCCGATGTATATCCGTAACCAGGATTCGTAATACTGATTCTAGAGATTCCGGTATAAGATTCTGGTACTTCTTCTATAATAGCTGTTCTTGTTGTTCCCAAAGAATCATTGACAGTAAACTCTGATGAAGTTAAACGATTTATAATAGTACCACGATGTAATTTAGCATTATATTTAATTTCATAAGTTTTACTATTATTTAAATCTGGTGTAAATCGTTTTTCTAGTCTTAATATTGTTTCAGAGCCAATGATTGAATTTAAATCCACAGCATCAATATTGTCTTGTAGTTTTGAAAGAACAAATGTAGAATCAAATTTGTTTAGATTAATGTTTGAATAGGTGAAAATGGATGCACGAATAAGACTTTTTAATTGTTCATCGGTTAGTGTAGTCTTTTTACGGTCAATTCTAATTTTGTTTAAGACTTTCAAGTACAAATATTCTGGATCACGAATTTCAGCATCAATCGCAACAATAGATTTTGGTTTGACGATTTCATCAATAATTCTTGTTTTTTCGGCATCCGTTAAATAATAATTAACTTTTGGTTTAATAGATATAAACACTTTACCATAAACTGGTGGTATTTCATCTTGACCACCCCAAACAGAAATGGAATCTACGGCACCATAGGCCTTTTTAATATAACTTTCATAATCTTTTGTAGTCACTAAGCGATTTTGTGTAGAATATTGTAAAACTGAATTTAATTTAACACTGTCAATTGATTCTTTTGATGAACCGCCGGCTGACTCTGAAACGGAAGAAACAGTGTATGTGATATATGGAGAAATTGATGATATTGCGGTAAAGTTGTTTGATTTATTGGACGCTGAACCAGAGGTTACCAAATAGCTCATTTTTACAATATTACCATCGGTCAATTTTTTACCAAGATAATCATCACCGAAATAAATCTCAAATTGGCCGTTTTGAGCTTCTTGTAAAAAATAAACTGTTGAATTGGAACTTACATCCAAAACATCAAAGGCTAAAGTATATGTTTGAGATGATAAATTACTTGAAGAAACTTGCACTATAACTTCAAGTGTGGAAGTATCAACATTGGTATCTGGTACTGGAAAAAGAGCCTTAGGATTTGTCGTTGAATTGTAAGTATATTGATAGTTAACAATATCGCCTTCGTAAATGTCTATATTTCTAAAGATGAAATCTGAACCAACTTTATCAACGGTTACATCAGTTAGTACGGTATAATTATAAACTGTATTTTCTAAAAGATTTGTTCTAAAATTAAAACCTCTTGGTAATGTCAATGAACCCGGAGTGCTAGAACCACTTGGCACTGTAAGATCGATAATCGCTCTTGGAGATGTTGCTGATTGTGGTGTATATCCTAAACTTTTGGCATGAGAAACCACTGAGCTACGAAGAACTGCCGTGTCCATAAACGCTTCATTAGCTACCATGTTCAAATAGTAGGCATTATAATGTGTATTGTAAGCTAGAATGTCTAAAAGAACGTTCAGACCAGAAGCTTCAAAATCATAGTCTGTAAACTCTGATTGGCCTTGAAGATACGCCTTCAGATTGGTTTTAATTGTGTCAAAGTCTAAATCAGTGACCGTTAAACGATTTGAGGCCATTTTATCGTGTTCTCTCTAATAAAAAGCTTACTGAAACTGGATTCGTTTGATTTACTATGAAGAATTGCATCCTCACACTGAAGGCATTTTGTTCATCATCTGGTATCACTGCCAAACTTATAATTCTCACTCTAGGTTCATATGACTCTATGGTTTGTCGGATTTCTCTTTCAATCGCCGAAGCTGTGATAATATCTAAAGTTTCAAACAAAAGCTTACGAACATTTGAACCATAATCTGGATTGAACGGCTTCTCATAGTGACTGGTTAACACAAGGTTTTTGATTGCGTTAATAACAGCAATTTGATCCAGGTGTTTGTTTACGTCTTTTTTCAGAGGATGGATCGTAAAATTTAAATCCAAATCTTTAAATTGACGAGCGATATTTGTTGTGACTGTTGCCATCGTCTATTTATACCGACTTAGATGGTGATAACTTTCGTAAGTGTTCTTTGGTGGCCAGTTCCCTCAAAATTCACAGTGTAAGTATACGAACCATTACTTGTAATTGTTGTATTGGCAATCGTTGCGTAACCATTTGGTAGAACATATCCATAACCAGAAATATTTGGCCCACTGTAAGTATAACGAGTATTGGCCTTGGCACCAAAAGCACGAATATTAAATGGAGAATTAGTCACAATAATGTCTGGACTGCTATTAATAATCTCATTGTAGTTATTTGAATCGTCTACGATACCACGGTCAATACCAATCGTAATCGTTCTTTGTTGTCCATCAGCAGTGGTAACCAAGAAAGTAGAAACATTAGGATATTCAATCAATGGTTTGACGTTAGCATACCAAAGAACAGCATCATTTGTATTCAAGGTATTTGGTGTTGAAGCCTGATACAACTGAACATTCATATGTGTATTGTTATTTGTGCTCAGAGAATTCGTTGTTTCAATAACACTTACAATATTCAGAGAGTTAGCACTTAGATTTCTCCAAGTCCACTTTTCAATACCAGTGGCCGCCGGGTCAACTATTTCATATGGTCCATTAAATTCGTTGATGAGAACACGGTTAGTTGAATTGCCGACATTTTGTGTGATAGAACCAGGTAGTAAAATACCAGCGGTAGAAACATTACTATAACCTTTGACACGAATACCAATACCTGGATTGATTGTGATAAGTCCATAATCTACGGTATTTCCAGTTGTTAAGCTTCTAAACTGGACTGAGACATTAAATGATTCACCATTCGCAATAGAGTTTGTTGGATCACTGAGTACGGCAATTAGATTAGCGTTAGAACCACCAAGAGAAGCCACATTCAATGTTGGTACAGAAGTGTAGGCACCAGATGAATTAATATTGACCGAAACAATCGCACCAGAAATTGAATTGTTACTTACTGTTATAGTTGCAGCAATATTATCTGTTCCACCTCCAGTAATTACAACTGTGCCATTTGAGTATCCAGTTCCAGTGTTAGCAATTGTAACAGAAGAAATGGCTCGGCGTTTTGTTGAATCTTGAACGTCCACTTCAACTTCAGAATTTAGGAAGTTAGATACTGTTTCAACATTTGAGTAATAATAAACATTATCATTCACATTGGTAACTTGAATAATTCGTGTGCCAGACCAGACGCCATTGAATGTTCTAAAGATAATTGTACCAGTATTGACATTAAGTTGGTTACTTCCTACAGTTACAGAAAGAACATTAGCATTATATCGTTCAATATATTCATCAAGTGTTAATATTGGTGATGTAGATTCGTCAGCTGCGATTCCAGTTGGAATTGGTGGATCACCTTGTTCAAATACAGTTTTAATTATTTCATCTTCAGGTTGGAACTCTAAAATTTCTCTTTCTATATCAATATCACTTTCTGATTCTATAATATCACCTGTAATATCATCATAAACAGTAATTCGGCCAGTTTCAGAAACAATCGTTGTTGTTGGATTTGGATTTGGATTGTCTGATATATTTACACTGTCTTTGTATTTGTCAGTTCCAGTAACAGTGTCTCTAATAAAATTAGCAAACTCTCCACCATTATTCATATTAATAAACAATTGTTGTTCTTTAACTACTTTTAGAGCTTGAATCCAGAAATTTTCATCATGAGTTCTTCGTGTTTGGAATAATGTTTTAATACCACGAATATTGGTAATGATTGTTTCTATTTGTGTGGATGTTAAGTTTGAAGCCTTGGTTGTGTATTGGTCTTCACCCGAAAAAACAGTGGTAACGTTAATACTGCTTTCAATCAGTTCAGGATACTCAATGATTGTATTTTTATAAGTTTGTAATTCATCATCAATAAAAATACTGGTCATAGCACCAAGCATCGGTGCAGCATTTACAATACCATCAGTTTGATTTGTAATAAAAAGAAGAGTACGACCAATACCGGAGATTTGCGAAAAATGTGGATAATTTCCTGTACTTTCAGTTGTATCTGTAGCCGCTTGTGGTTCGGTTACACCAGATACTCGGTCTGTGTGTTTTAAAAATTTTTGTCCTTCATCAAGAGCAAATCCAGCCTCACTGTAAACATCTTCTAATGGTGAAATATAAATGTTACTTGTGACCGGAGCTTCTTCGCCGCCAGTTGTAGTTGAGGTACCAACAAAAATTTTACTTTGTATTTGTTCTAATGCACTGTTAATGGAACTAACAACATCAGAAACCGGATTTTTGTAATAATTTCCAACGTTACCATTTCGCATATCTTCAGCTTGCCAGTCTTTTAAAAATCTTGGCATTTTTTCAAGCTGAGTGATAATACAATCTGATAAAGTTAAAATTGTATCATCAGCGGGATCAAAATTCCATCCAAGTCTTCCAAAAACACTTGCTGTCGGCGAACTACTAGGAAATTTTCTATTTTGATTGGTGTCTTGAGTGTTTGTTGTTAAAAAACTTGACAAACTTGGTGGTGTTGATGACGAAACATGGCCTCCACCACCGTTTAATTGCGTTCTTGTAAGACTATCTCTAACTCCAGCTGGCATCTTATATCCTTATATCATATCTGGAATAGGTGGTCCTGTTGGTCCCTTGAAACCAACATGGAAATGTACATTATGTAGAGCGGTGTTTATCGTATCGGTCATTAATACAGAATCAGATAATAAAAAGTTACCCAACGGTGAATTAACAGATATGCCAGCGTTCACCATTCCTATTGTTGTAATGTTTCCAGGAACAGCAACAGGAACACCAATTGAAAGTCCGCCCAATATTGATACAAATCCTAAAGGGCCAGCACTTACACCAGTTCCCGCATCCACTCTTGTAATTGATGTTATAATATCTCCTATGATTTCACCGCCGGCATGTAAATCTCCAGAAACATAAACTTTATCAGAGGCCGTCATGTATATAGCGCCAGCTCCCAATAAGCCACTGCCAGCACCAATTTTTATATCTTCATAAGAAAGAACATTTACTTGCTTATGAGAACTTAATGTTAATTCACCCAAAACGTCAATATTATAATCACCTTCAATCTTTTCATACTTATCACCTTTCACATT